ACGCGAGGGTGTAAATGTCGCCTGTCGCATTTTCCATAGCGTGCCGTGTCTTACCTGATCCGGCCGCGCCAACAAGAACGGTTACCGTTAATTTACGCCATTTCGGCGGTTTGTTGAGTATCTGCCGAGTTCTCTCGATACCACGCCCGTACTTTATGAATGCGGTGGTATGCTTCTCGGCAATGTCTGTAAGCGTGGACTTTTTTCGTAAAAGTTCCCCCACCGCGTCCAGGTCTGTTCTCTGCCCCGGCCCCTTCGCGAGTTTACCGAACTCTTGAAATGTTCCGCGAATCGCCGTATCCGATTTTTTACAGTAATCGGCAGCCTGCATTGGCGTCCCTTTCCTCGGCTCAAGGTGTATAGCCCCCTTGATGCCGCATGCGCCCAGCATTATTTTCACGCTGCCCATTCTATGCGCGTTGAGAAATTCGGCGTATCCCTGTAGATGCCGTTTGCCAGTCTTAGTTAATTCCTGCTGGCAACAAATATATTTCAATTTTGTTTCATCAAATTTTAACTGCCCGTTGTCGTCGTCGGCGAGAAAGTGCGTGAAGCACCAGCCGCGCGCAGTCATTGCATATATACAAAAAATATATTACTTCAATTATGAAGCACTTGGGTATATTGGATCGTAAAACTCGACGTCATATACCAGTCGAACATTTGCGTACAGATTCGGTAGGATTAAAACTGCCACATCGTCTGAATTAAGTGATTGTGCGAAGCATGTTAGCTGTACTTCGCATGCCGGCGTAGCGGTAACTACCGCACTATAATCCTGAGGCCAATCAAAGTTAGCCGCCGCAGATGACAGATCAACACCCCTCCATTGTTTATACTGTTCATACATGTTTACATAGCCAGCACATCTTGAACGTTTGCTTGCCCAGGGTGATGTTGCGGCCAGCGACATACCGTTGTTTCGAGTAACATTGCGAACTTTGATATTTTTGTCCTTTGGCCATTCCATTAGATCGGTTAGATTGCTAAAATTAGCGTACATGCCCTCGGGCGCGGCGACAGTTCCGACCGTTAAATTTACAGCGGCCGTTGTTAACGACGCATCAGACGCGGCATATATGTCTATAGTATAACTGCAGCCCCTGACAATATATCGATTATATCTTGTGGCCCACTGGTCAAACATTCTTGGTTGATGTGCTGCAGAACCTGAGAACGCATTTGGCGCGAAGCAACTATTGAGCCGGTAAACCGCCTCCATGTAATCGACTGCCGCAGTTTCGTCGATCAATTGTGCGTTCTCGAAATAAGGTAGACGCACGTTGAGTCGGGCCGGCAGCAAGTTTCGTATTGTGGTAGGTCTCCAGATTCGTGGCACGACTGCGCGCCGGTTCGACCACCTTGGCGCTTTCTTCCGGTATGTCTTCCGACTCCGGACCGTCGACCTTCTCGAGGATTTCTTGTAAGACCTCCCAGATTTCTTGTAGCGTGACACCCTTGGCATCGGACATTTTGACACGAACTAAAACTGGGCAAAGTTTCTCCAAAACAAAAATAATTGACCACCTCGGATCATATTAGGTGCGAATAGCACACCGCAAGGCCGCGTAGTGCCTCCACGTCCCTCGGTGTGCTGCATCGCACCGCTCCGCCTTACTCATTGCTTACCGCGCCTGTGCGCGTATAACGATCGCCGTGGGCAATGAGTCATGGTCGGATTATTTTTATGCGCATAGGGGACAGCGCTCGGAGCGTAGCGAGGAGAGGGGCCCCCATTACTGATAACAGCAGAAAACCGACCATGATGTGTTGCTTCAAGGGAGGCTATACGGCGCACAGCGACGTAAACTACTCAGTGTACAGCAAGTCAAATAGATTTATATCATTATCGGTCAGGGTGGGGGGGATACTATTACCCCCCCACCCTGTTTCCGTGACGGCAACAGGGGGATTTAGGCGCCTCTCTAGCGCCGTTAAATCCACTTGGTTGGGATACCAGGATTGCCAGGGCTTATTACTTGTTATAAATACCTGGGTATACCGCGCCCACGTAAAGCCCCCTTTCACTGGTAAATTCAGCGCATATCCGTCCAGAATTCGAAGAAGTCTCTCGTAGGGTATCCCCCCGTAATAATCGTCTATTAATAACGATTCTTCGCCGTCGTAACCGTCCCACCATTCCGGGGACGTAGACGCGAGGGTGTAAATGTCGCCTGTCGCATTTTCCATAGCGTGCCGTGTCTTACCTGATCCGGCCGCGCCAACAAGAACGGTTACCGTTAATTTACGCCATTTCGGCGGTTTGTTGAGTAT